AAGTAAATGAAGAAATAAATTTACAGACTAAATATATAATTGCTCAAGAAAAAGAGTTGATCAAGTTAAAGGCTAAGCAAGATGCAATACCTAAAGGAGGATGGGTTGCAGGAATGGATAAGCTAAATGATAAAATAAAAGAAACTACAGCTGATTTAAATTTAGAAAAAAATGCATTAAAAGGATTACAGCAAGAACAAAAAGAAGCCACCAAAGAAGTAAAGAAACATAAGGACGCACAAAAAGAAAACAATAAAGAGTCTAAAGAAAGTATTGCTGATTTTAAAGTAATGGGGGTTTCTTTAAATGGAGTTAAAAAAGGATTTGCAAAGGTTATTCCAACGGCTAAGGCTATGTTCGGTACTATTAAGGCAGGAATAATGTCTACAGGGATAGGTGCTTTAGTAATTGCAGTAGTATCGTTAATGCAAGCTTTTAAGCGTTCTGAAGCAGGACAAGAAAAGTTTCAAAGAATAATGGCTGCAATAGGTGCTGTTACAGGTCAAGTGGCAGATGCTTTTGCAGATTTAGGTGGAATAATAATTGACACTTTTCAAGACCCAATGCCTGCTATGAAGTCGTTTGGGAAAGGATTACTTAAATTTCTTAAAGATCCTACAGGAGCAACAAGAGATATGTTTGTAAAAGCAACTATAGCTGCTAAAGATTTTGTTGATGAAACATCAAAAGAAGTAGATGCACTTATAGAAGTAACTAATATGCGTCAAAAAGCTCATCATATTGAAAGAGAGCTTAGAGTTGAAAGGGCTACAGCGAATAGGAAAATAAATGATATTAGATTACAAGCTGAAGATAGAGAGAAAAACTCAGCAACAGAAAGAATTTCTTTATTAAGACAAGCACAGAAGCTAGAACAAGATATTACAGAAAAAGAAATAAAAGCCAAAAAACTTCTTATTGATGCTCAGACTTTAGAAATGGAGCAAGGTTTAAATACTATTGAAGCAAAAGATAAACTTGCACAACTTCAAGCAGAAGCTATTAATTTAGATACTAAAAGATTGAGAAGTCAAAGGTTATTACAAACTCAAATCACAACTGCAATAAATGAAGAAAAAGCTGCAAGAATTGATATGACTAAAATTTTTGTTGATCAAGTAGATGAAAGAATAGCTGCAATTCATAAATTAGCAAAAGCTGAAGATATTAATTTTGAAAAGAAAAAGAAAATAGAATTATCTTTACAAGAACTTTCAGAAAAGCGTATAGAGTGGGCTGCTATGACTGATAATGAAAGATTGAATTTAGCTAAAAATACTTTAAATGATTTAACTAAAATAGCAGGAGAAGAAACTGAAACAGGTAAAGCTTTAGCTATAACAGCAGCAACTATTGATACATTCCAATCAGCACAAGCGTCTTATAAGTCTTTGGCAGGTATTCCTGTTATAGGTCCTGCTTTAGGTGGTGTGGCAGCAGCAGCAGCAGTTGCAATGGGTATGAAGAATATAGCAGCTATAAGAAGTGCAAATAGTAGTGGTGGTGGTGGTGGTGGTGGTAATATTTCAGCACCTGCTTCAAGTACACCTGCACCACAAATGATGTCAGGAGCTTTTGATATATCAGGAGGAGTAGCACCTGAAGCTACTCGTGCCTACGTTGTAACAGACGAAATGACAAATAGTCAAAACCAATTAGCTAATATTAGACGTAGATCAACTATCTAAAATCAAACAGAATTAATTTATATCTATAACCTATTATGACACCAACAAGAATAGTGGAATTAATAATTGCAGATGATAGTCAAGAACTTGCTATTGATGCGATAAGCTTAGTAACGAGTCCTGCGATTGAGCAAGACTTTGTATTCTTTGGTAAAGAGAAAAACAACTTGACTTTCGCTAAGGTAGATGAGGAGAAAAGAATGTTAGTTAGTCCTGCACTTATTCCTAATAAGCAGATATTTAGACATGATCCTAATACTGATTCTGACTACTATGTTTATTTCAGTAAGGAAACAGTACGTAAGGCTAGTGAACTGTATTTAAAACATAACAATCATCATAAGGCAACGTACCAACATCAAGATAGAGTTTCAGGAGTTTTAACAGTTGAATCTTGGATTAAGGAAGGTGATCAAGATAAATCTAAGTTATACGGCTACGATTTACCTAACGGCACTTGGTTTGTGAAAATGAAGATTGAAAATGATGATTTATGGCAGAAAATAAAGGGTGGCGAATTGAAAGGGCTAAGCATAGAAGGTTACTTTACGGACAAAATGGAAAAAATGGCAGAAAAAAAAGCAACTTCAGAAGAAATTTTGAAAGCATTAAATGAAATAATAACAAATTCAACTAAATAAAAAAAAATTATGGACATTAAAGAACAAATATTAGTAGCATTAGGCATCAATAAGGACGAAGAAGTGCTTATGGAATGGCAAGCTAAGACAGAAGATGGTACTATTTTAACTTCTACAGCATCAGAATTAACTGAAGGAGTGGACATAAGCGTTCTTACTGAAGATGGCACGACAATTTTATTGCCTGTAGGAACTTATAAACTTGATACAGGTGTAAGCTTTCGTGTAGAAGAAGAAGGTGTAGTGGCTGAATTGATTGAAACAGAAACGGAAGAAGAAGTTACTGAAGAAGAAGAAGAAATGGCTGTAGTTGAAGATTGGGAGGGTATGGAAAAAAGAATCCAAAACCTTGAGGACGCTGTAGCAAGTCTTAAAGAAGATAAAGATGGAGGAGATGATGAGGTTGAAGAAATGGCTGAAGAAGTTGTTGAGCCTTCTACAAATCCTAAGTCTATCAAGACTACAGAAGTAGTTGAATTTTCAGCAGAAGATGAATTAACAAAGTTAAAAGAAGAAAACGAAAAACTAAAGACTGAATTAGCATCAGCACCTGCATCAGCTCCTTTAGATACAAATAAATTTAGTTCAGACAAACCTATCTTATCAAGAAGGGATTACGGAAGATTGTCTAGCAAAGATAAATTCATTCACGATTTAAATAAATAATAATTAATAAATAAAAAACAACAATTATGGCTTTTACTACGGCAAGCAATTTTACAGGTAAGGCAGCAGGATTTTACATCTCAGCAGCTTTACAACAAGCAAACTCATTAGAGTACTTAACAATGATAGAAAATATCAAGTTTAAGTCTAACATCCAAAATATGGCAGGAAGCGGTCTTGTTACTGCGGCATCTTGTGATTTCACAACAGCAGGTACATTAGCTCTTACAGAAAAAGTATTAGAGCCTGCTAACCTACAAGTAAATTTACAACTTTGCAAGGCTACTCTGTTAGATTCTTGGGAAGCGTTACAAATGAGAGCAGGAGCAGGAGCACCACCACCTGCATCTTTTGATGACTATGTTATCTCTTATATGGGAGAAATTATAGCTAGTTCAGTTGAATCTAACATTTGGGCAGGAACACAAAATGCAGCAGGTGAATTTATCGGATTCACAGGAGCAGGAGCAACAGGTTGGTTAAGAGCAGGGAATGATGCAACAGTTTTACAAGGAGTATTAACAGGAGGAGCAGGAGTAGCACCAACAGCAGGAACTATTATTGCTGATATGGAAGTAGCTATTGACGCAATGCCTACTGCTATAATGGGTAAAGAAGATGTATTTGTATATGTCAATCAAAAAAATTACCAATTATATATTCAAGCAGTATCTTTAATGGGATATATTAATGCTTATAATATGAATGGTGATTATGAGCCAAGAATTAATGGTTATAAAATCGCTGTTTGTAATGGTTTACAAAATGCAGCAATCGTTGTAGCTCAAAAATCTAACATGTTCTTTGGAACTGACCTGTTAAGCGACCAAACTCGCATCCAACTTTTAGACATGGCTAACTTAGACGGAAGTGATAATATGCGTTTAGTAGCACGTTACTCAGCAGGTACTCAGACAGGTGTAGGTTCTGATATTGTACTTGTATCATAATTAAATAAATAATGGAAGGAGGGGCTTAAAAACCTCTCCTACCTTAACCCAAAAAAATAAAATAACATGGCACATTGTATAGCACTTACAAAAGGTAGAGAATTAGACTGCTCAAGAATTTCAGGCGGAGTTCGTTACCTTTATTTTGGGGTTTATGACGATTTCACTACTCCAATCGAAACAGCAGGAATAATTCAAGCATCAGGAACAGTTACAACTATAGCAACTACGGCAGCATCTGTAATTTATAGATATGCAATGCCTTTAGGAGCATCTTCAGTTTCTGAAACAATTACAGGATCAACGGAAAACGGAACAATTTTCTATACTCCAACAGTAAATGTGATGTTAAATAAATTAACAGCTGCTGATCAAAACGAAATTAAATTATTAGGACAAACTAAGGTTGTAATTTTTGCACAATTAAATGAAACTTTAGCTAATGATCACAATACTATTATTTGCTTAGGTGCGTCTAATGGGTTATCTTTAAATGCAGGTTCTATGGATACCGGAGCTGCCTTTGGAGATCGTAATGGTTACACTCTTACCTTTGACGGCTTAGAGCCAATTCCATTCCCATTTTTAGCAGATTATACTGATGAACCTTTTGACAATACTTTGTTTACAGGATTCACAGTAGATATTGACTAGATTTCTTATCTGTTTTCTTTATATTTCTTGAATGAGGTGGCTTAATTGCCACCTTTTTCTTTGATAAGCAAATAAAAAAAGACTTTTTCTATAACCTATTATGATACAAGCTTACACAAGTTCAGACTTTACAGCATACTTATCTACAGAAGATAATCGTATTAATACATATGTTCCTAAAAGTAATATAAGGTTCTTAGTCAAGCTTATTAATGATATGGATGGAAGTATAGACTACGTTTATCCTGCTGAAACGATTAATAATAGATATACTGAAATGACATTCACTTATCAAACTGATCCTATTTTAGTTGATTTATGGGCAGGTGAGGTTCATTTATTACCTGCGGGATATTGGAAGTATGAAGTCTATGAAGTAAGTTGGGTTTACGGAGAGTACCCTGCTATAGTAGTAGCTGAAGGAACAGCTCCAAAAAGTGAAACAGATGTACTCCCTGTAGATCCTGAAAATGGAGTAGTTCAAGGCTTAGTTACAAAGGGGAAGCTTTATTTAGATGAAGCAAAAGGAACAGAACAAGTACAATATAATCAACACGAAGTAGCAGCAGGACCTAACTATATATATTACGGACAATAAAATAAAATTATGGCAACAAAAAACGTACAACAACTCTTAACAGAGCAATTAGGAAAGAATAGATGTGATGTAATTAC